TACATAACAATACAGGTGAAGTATTAGGTGTAGATTTAAAAACATTTTTTTCAAGTTTATAGGAGGTTTATATGCCAGCAGCAACAAGAATAGGTGATGCCGATATAACACATTGTTCTCCAATGGACAGAGCTGAAGGAAGTCCTGATGTTCATGTTAATGGAATACCTTGGTCTAGACAAGGAGATAAAAATACTGTTCATAAGCTGCCGGGAAATCCATGCCCATCACATGCCGTACCAATAACCACAGGTTCAACAACAGTATTTGTAAATGGAAAAGGCGCAGGTCGTATTGGTGATGGGATAACTACGTGTACTGCAGTAGCCGCGGGATCTGGTAATGTTTTTGCTGGTGGTTAATAGTTAATAATACCTTCGTTTCAGAGTATAAATAAAGTTATGAGTATAAGTTCAAGAGTAAAAGCATATAGCGACATAGACCTAAAGTTTAGGATAATACCTAACTCTGGTGATATTGCGCTTAAAAAAGATGTACTAGCGGTCAAGCAGTCTGTAGTTAACATTCTGTTGACTAATAGAGGGGAGAAAGTATTTGATCAGGATTTTGGAGCATCCCTTAGGGATTATCTATTTGAACATTTTGATTCTATTACAGTCGCTGCTATTAAATCAAGAATAACAACAGCCATATTAAACTATGAACCTAGAGTTGAGATTATAGATTTAAGGATTACTGAGATCCCAGAAAGAAATGCCTTAAAGATTGTATTAGAACTTAATATAATCTCACCCGAAGAAGTAACCACAACCGTAGAATTTATTGTAGAGAGATTACGCTAATGCCACATACACCAGGAAATCTGAACGTAACTGAGTTAGATTTTCATCAAATTAAAGACAACCTTAAAGCTTTTCTTAAAGGACAAACTGAGTTTGATGATTATGACTTTGATGGATCTACAATCAACGCCATATTAGATCTATTAGCATATACTACCCATTATAACGCATTCAATGCTAATATGGCGTTGAATGAATCTTTCCTTGATACAGCGCAGATACGAAGTTCAGTGGTATCACATGCTAAGTTACTAGGATATACACCTAGATCAGCATATGCACCTAGAGCTACGATAGATATACTAATTAATAATCCTACGGGTGTGATGAATTTAGACGGAACTTTCAGATCGATGCTTTTGCCACGAGGTACTGTATTCAAGTCTATTGTTGATGGGTCAACTTTTAACTTCGTGAATGTAAAAACTATAGCTATTCCGAGAATAAATGGCATATATAAGTTTGGTGATGTTGAATTACTTCAGGGTGAGTATAAGACAACCAAATATACATATGATAAAAACACATCTGAAAAATTTGTATTACCATCTACGAATGCAGTAACATCGTCACTAATTGTTACTGTAAGAGAATCTACAAATTCTTCTAACTTTGATACTTTTGTGTTATCCACAAACTTAGTTGATATTGTAGAATCAACTAAAGCGTATTGGATTCAAGAATCAAAAGAAGGATTCTATGAAGTATATTTTGGTGATGGTAAAATAGGACAGTCGTTATTTGATGGCAATATCATTGAATTAGAATATGTCGTTACTGAATCAGCTGAAGCTAATGGGGCTAGTAAATTTACACTAGTTAATGAGATTGATGGTAACTCAGATATCACTATCACAACAATAGATCCCGCTTCAGGTGGAGCGAAGGGTGAAGATGTTGACTCTATTAAGTTCAATGCCCCCTTAGGTTATATTGCACAGAATAGAGCAGTAACACCTGATGATTATAAAACACTTATTCAGACCAACTTCCCAAACATTAGAGCTATATCAGTCTGGGGTGGCGAAGATAATGATCCACCTGATTATGGTAAAGTATTTATAACGATAGCACCAAAGGATACTGAGGTATTATCGTTTGAAGATAAAGAGCATATTAAAGCTCGATATCTGAAACCAAAGAATGTAGTATCTATTACACCTGTGATTATTGATCCGACATATACATATATTAGTTTAGATATCTTTTTCAAATATAATCCTAATACTACTACTGCGTCAGTTGATACTCTAGAAGAAAAAGTTAGAAATACTATAATAACCTATCAGGAAAATGAATTAAAACAATTTGATGGTGTGTTTAGATACTCTACAGTATTAAGCCGGATTGACAATACTGATTTTGCGATTATAAACTCGTTTGCACGTGTATATATGATGAAACGATTTTCGCCAGAATTTGGTCCTGTCGGACAGGCCATAGAGCAAAAAGTCGAATTAAGATATGCGGCACCTATATTAAAAACTACTGTTACGGGATCTATCATAACATCTTCTGAGTTTGTATATCTTGGACAAACAGCTACATTGCAAGATATATTATCGACATCTGGAGTTCGTATAATTAGAATTGTAAGTAGTCGTACAGGTAATATCTTACATTCTTCAATAGGGTTTATAGAAGAATTAACAGGTAAAGTTATATTAAATGGATTCGCTCCGTCCTCGATAATTGATTCGGACGTTGATTATATTGAAATTAGAGTACCAACTAATTCTTATGATTTAGCTCCTAATCGTAATGAACTATTAACTATATTAACAGACGATATTCAAATTGTCGGCGAAATAGATACAATGATTACTGGTGGTACATCAGCAGGTATCGACTATACCACAACTTCTAAGGAGGCGTAAGTATGGCGAATCATCGACCAAGCTCTTTTAATATATCATCTGAGGTAAGCACCGTGCTGCCTCAGCATATATCTTCTTCTGCACCAGATCTGGTAACTTTTCTAGAAAAGTTTTTGGAGTTTATGGAGACAGATAATAAATCTTTATTTTATCTGAATAGTATATCAGATGTGAGAGATATTGATGAAGCTGAAGATATTTTCTTAGCGAGATTGCAGAATGAGATCGGTCAAGCAGTACCAAGACAATTTCCTGTTGAACCTAGATTGTTATATAAACATTTAACAGAGTTATATAGATCACGGGGTACTATTGATTCTATTAAAGCCTTCTTTAGACTCTTTTATGATGATGAAGTTGAGATATATTTTCCTAAAGATGATTTGTTTGCCCCCTCTGATGGTAGATGGTTTGATCAAACTGAGGATACTATAGCTAATCCATCTAACTTTGCTGCAGCATATACCTATACATTAACATCAGCAACTTCTATCCTATCCGGTATGGATGATATGGGAAATAAATTATTGTTTGATGGGATATTGGTATATGTAGATGATGTTTTAACAACTGATTTTAAAACATCTGTTAAACCCTCTACTAATGAAATAGATTATTTTATTACTTTTCCTACGGCAATAGCTTCAGGTAAAGTTATTAAAATATATAGAAAAGGTGTTTTTACTACACCGGATGGTTTCGTATCAAGTTCTAAGAAGTTACAAGATTCTTTTTATTGGCAAAGATTTTCGTATGTATTAAGAACAGGAGCTAATGCAGAACTTTGGAGTAACGCGTTCAATCGATTAATTCATCCAGCTGGATTTATATTCTTTGGTGAGATATTACTTACTATATATCTTAACTCAATATTAAGTTTAAACCAGCCAGGAAGACAATCTGGTGGACTTCCCTTTCCTGTGGTTATTCCGGTAACACGTGGAAAATCTGAATGGAATGAGCTATATAATGTCAATCCTACTGCGGAATTCATACTTGCCCATAAGGACGATGAGGATGGGTTTGATATACAAGAATGGAAATTTGATAAAGATTATGTTAAGCATTTTGTTGTTAAATCAAGTGTTAATTATTTCTTTTATGAAGCTATATCAAATATAACACATTCAGATCCATATGACATATCTGATGATCCTGCTAATGATATTAGTAATTGGAGAAGATTGAAATATGGTACTGATGGATGGGAGTTATCATCTTATGTATTAAAAGAATTTAAATTTGATCATCATGAAGGTGCGATTGGAAGAGAATGGTTTGATAATTTTAAATTCCACTTGATTTCTCCTATACATAACTGGAGAGATGTGACAAATGTCGATATAATAAATAAGATAGTAGATGGTAATGTAGAAGCGGAGATCTATCAATCAGATCCTAATGGACCAGTCCACAATATAATCACCGGTGTTGATATGCCACCAGTAATTACCGGTCCTGTGCAATTTCTACTATATCTCTAAATAAACTATATAAATATACTTAAAGTATATCCAGTAAACTAAAAGGTCTCACAATATGACAGCTATTATTACCAGCCAATTCAGATTAGATATGGCAAAAAAGGTGATTACAGATGTAATCGCATCATCGTATTATTTGTTTATAGGTCGTTCTGAAGCATGGCCTAATGAGCAACTTGCTCCTGCTCCTTATGATAATGAGTATTCATATCATTATGACACACATCAACGAATGCAATCGTTGAAACTAATCGGGCAAACTGATGTAACATTTGCCACTGTTAGAAATCAATGGCAATCAGGAAAAGTGTACGATGAATATGATGATCAAGATGCTGGTTTAGAAGCTACTGATCGTAAATATAGTGTTATTACTGATAATCTTAATGTTTATATATGTCTTAAATCAGGCGGGGTATCCGGTTCAACACAATCACCTGATGAGGCTGGTGTACAACCTGCAGGTGTTATTAATTTTACTAGTATAGATGGGTATATATGGAAATATTTATACACTTTATCTTCAGAGGCCGCTAGTAAGTTTTTGACCTCAGCATTTGTTCCCGTAACATTTGTTCCTTCTAATCCAGGAACAACGGCTGATACAGCACTTGTTAATCAATTTACTGTGCAAGATAATGCCGTAGATGGAGCTGTATATAATATCAAAGTGACTAATCCTGGTTCGGGTTATACATCAGCCCCATTAGTTACAGTGGTTGGTGATGGCGATGGATTAATAACAGCAACTGCAGTTTTAGGAACTGGAGCCTCGGCAGGATCTATAGTGAACATTAATATTAATTCTGGTCATTATGGATCTGGGTACACTCAAGCTAATGTAATACTGACTGGTGGTGGAGCTAGTAATGCTACAGCGAGAATAGTATTAGGTCCACGTGGAGGGTTTGGTGCTGATGCTCGTAATGAGTTAAGAGCTCATTATGTAGCAATAAACGCTAAATTGGATAATGCCCCTGAACATATCATAGATAATACTTTTAGACAAATTGGGATTATTAAAAATCCTATAGCATCTACTTCGGGATCAGTCGCAACAGCAGACACCTTATCCGCTACTCATTCATTAAATGTTGCCCTAGGGGGGGACTTTCCGTTTACAACTACAGATACTATTATAGAAGGTGTAGGAACAACAGCTTCTGGAGCTAGAGGTATAGTAGATCACTATGACAGTGTAAATGGTATTATACGGTATCATCAAACAACAGAGACGGGATTTGTAAATTTTACTATTAATGATGATATAGTAAAAGTTATCAATGGATCACCCGCGGGCACTGGTGTGGACTGTACGCAAGTGGCAGGTCCAGACATTAAAAAATATTCAGGTGAGGTTATCTTCATCGAAAACCGAGGTGCTGTATCTAGATCAGACACTCAAGTTGAAACAATTAAACTTGTTTTAGAATTATAAAGGAACAGACATGACATTAAAGTTTAATATAAAGCCCTACTTCGATGATTTTGAAACACCTACAGGTGTGGGTGAACTTTCTCCAAAAGAGAAATATCATAAGATTCTATTTCGTCCATCTCATGCTGTACAAGCAAGAGAATTGACACAATTACAATCTATACTACAAAATCAAGTTACTTCAGTAGGGAATCACCTTTTTAAAGAAGGGTCTATGGTTATACCCGGCCATGTATCCGCTTCTACAAAGGTAGATTTTATTAAACTTCAATCGAGGGGAAATGTATCAGATCTCTCGGTTCTAATAGGTAGAACTATTGAAGCTTCTAATATCTCTTCAGGTACTACATCATCTCTGCAAGCAATAGTAGTTGCTGTAGCCCCCGCTGTAGGTACTGAGTTGGACACTATATATGTGCAATATCAAAGGTCAGGGGACTCAGATAATGAAAAGAAATTTACTGCAGATGAATATATAAAAACACTGGCTTCTACGGGTCAGTCATCATTTTTATTACAGACAGCAGCGGTGTCTACTACACCAATTGGTTTAGGATCTGTAGCGTTCTTAGAGTCGGGCATCTATTTTATTAAAGGGCATTTTGTTGTTGTACAGAAAGATCAGATCATATTAGAGAAATATGGGCAGAAGCCTACATATGATATAGGTCTTAAAATAACAGAGTCTATTATCACCTCAGCTGAAGATACTACACTTACTGACAATGCTAATGGTACTCAAAACTATGCTGCTCCTGGTGCTCATAGACATCAAATTACGACTGAACTAATTATACAAAATATCGGAATTGATTCAGCAGGGACAGATGATGAGTTTGCACTACTGATTCAAATTGATGAAGGTGTCATCATCAAACAGGTGCGTGCAACTAGTTACTCTGTCATTGAAGAAACATTAGCAAGAAGAACATTTGACGAATCTGGTAACTATACAGTAAGACATTTTGATATAGATGTAAAACAGAATCCGTTAACGGATACTATGCTAATAGCAGGATTAGATCCTTCGAAGGCATATGTTCAAGGATATGAAATAGAAACATTATCTACTATTAGTGTAGATCTTAAAAAAGCAAGAGAGACTGCGTTATTCGAATCGGCAGCATTCCCTATTCAAATCGGTAATTATATTGATGTTACTAATGTTCTAGGTGTGCCCGATATTTCAGATTTTTCACAAATTACCATAAGCGGAGCTGTGTATAATGCTTCCCAACCTGTCAGTAATGTGATAGGCAATGCAAGATGTAGATCTTTTGAAAAGATACAAAATGGCGCCACTCAAGCAGATCATATATATAGATTGTATCTATTTGCAGTAAATATTACTGCATTAGGTCGTACCAGCTTCAGTGATGCAAAAAGTTTTATTTCCACAAGTAGGACCCCTGACTTTTTCGCTAATATCGCGCTTGCACCGCAGGAGGCCGCAGTATTAAAACAAGTTGGTAGAAACTCAATGGTATATCCATTACCATTTGATAGAGTGAAAACTTGTAATTCTGACTTGTCTGGAGTTGATGTTAATGGTTTTAATTATGTCTATGATACTATAAGACTATTCAGTGGACAGACGGTCGCTGCTAATCAGGTGATATTTTCAACTATATCTGACGAAAATTTTAATGGTTTTAGTTCTAAATGGACTTTAGTTCAGGACGATGATGGTGTGATCCTGCCGATAGGTTCAGGTGACATAAATTTAACTAATAATGCTACCGGAGGTACTGGTTCTACTAGAGTTACTATAAATGTTAGTGCGTATGGTGTTCCTAATGGAAAGAAATTATCGTTAATAGCATCTACTAGACGTACACTTAGGGAGAAAACGAAGAGTCTTGTTAGTTCAGGAAGTGTTCCTAATGAGAGCCTAATAAAAATATCAAATCCAACTAATGATATGAGATTAGATCATGCTGATGGATATAGATTATTGTCCGTATATATGTCGCCTGATTTAAACACAGAGGCTAATTCTTCACATCAAAATGTTACTGAATATTATCGTCTTGATGATGGTCAACGTGATAACTTTTATGATCTAGCCCGATGTCAACTAAAAGCAGGAAGTCCATTTAGAGCTACAGGTCAGTTAGAAATAAAATTCAATTATTTCAGTCATAGTATAGGGGATTTCTTTTCAGTAGATAGTTATCCAGTCGATTATGAATTGATTCCTAAGTTCAATTCTACAAATACAGGCAAAACAATTGAGTTACGAAGTGCAATTGATTTTAGACCTAGAGTAGGTGATAATGGTAGTAATTTTGATTCATCTACAACAGGTGCCTTAACTGCAACTTGCCCTGATCCAAACTCAACATTCACTACTGATATACAATATTACTTATCACGACTAGACAAAATTGTTCTAGATTCTAAAGGTGAGTTTTCTGTTATCGAAGGTGCTCCATCATTAGATCCTGAATTGCCGGATTCACCTAAAGAATCGATGGTTCTTTACCATGTATTAGTGCCGGCGTATACACTGGATGCAAGTGAAGTTGAAACAGCTCTTGTTGATAATAAGAGATATACGATGCGGGATATTGGTAGACTAGAAAAAAGAATTAATAATATAGAATACTATACATCATTATCATTATTAGAGTCAGAAGCCTCTAATAAACCTATACAGGATGCTGATGGTACCTTCAGAACAAAATCGGGATTTGTAGTAGATTCTTTTAATACTCATTCAGTAGGTAATGTAGTATCACCAGATTATAAGGCATCTATAGATAGACTAAATCATACGCTTAGACCATTATTTGTAGAAAAGAATGTTAAATTAAGACCAGCACTAGGTAATGTTCTTGGGGCATCAACTCATATAGTAAAGACAGGTGATCTTATTACATTACCTTTCACTCCAGTTACATTATTTAATCAGAATAAAGCATCAGCTACTATTAATGTAAATCCATACCAAGTATTTGAATGGACAGGTACTATTGAGTTATCACCATCACAGGATGAATGGCGGGATACTATTAATAGACCTAGAATTACAGTTAATCAAGATGGTGTCTATGACGCAATGCTGGCTATTATTGATGCCACAGATGCTATGGGGACTACATGGAATTCATGGGAAACTAACTGGACCGGTATTGAAACATCGGAAACTTCAGTTATCAATACATTAGGTCATACTCGAGGGGGTCAAGCAACAGCTACTAATGTTCATAATAATGCTTCTGACATAGTGACAACTACTACAACTACAGAACTACGTCAAACCAGAACGGGTATAGAAACAACTCTTACACCTTCTACACTCACAACCAATTTGGGGGATCGTGTAGTTGAAATCAACTTTGCGCCATTTATTCGTTCTAGATTGGTATCGTTTAGAGCTACTAACTTAAAACCACTGACTAAAATGTATGCGTTCTTTGATGGTGTCGCTATCAGTAATTGGGTCCGGTCGAATGATGTGTATGTAGATTTTACGGGATCTGATGCTGAGATTGAAGCACAAATGCTTCTGAACTATAATGATGGAGCAACACCACCCGTAGCTCTTCCTGGTGGAACTGGTGATCTTGAACATCCTCAAGGTAAGCTTGATATTATAACAGATGAATCAGGTTCGATTACAGGATCTTTTTGGATTCCTAATACGGAGTTACACCGATTTAAAACAGGAAGTAGAGTATTCAGATTATCTGATGATCAGAATAACATGACTATGTTTGAAAGCACCTCGGCTGCCACTCAATATATCGCTAAAGGTTTAATAGAAACTAAAGAGAATGTCACAATCTCAACTAGAGTTCCTATGTTAAATCAGAACCAAGTGTTTGATGACAGGACAGTAGTTGACACTAGCGTCCAAGCTGCTACTAGATGGTGGGATCCATTAGCACAATCATTCTTGTTGGATGCTGAAAAGCAACCATATGGGGCATGTTTAACTTCAGTTGATTTATATTTTCATACTAAATCTGAAACACTTCCGGTGACACTCCAGCTTAGAGAAATGAATCAAGGTATACCGACAGCTGTTGTTGTTCCATTCTCTAATGTCACATTAAATCCAAATGATGTTAACGTAGTAGATTTAACTCAAGGTCCTCCAGACTCTAATATATCTACTACTTTTGAATTTAAATCACCTATTTATCTTCAATCAGGTAGAGAGTATTGTTTTGTTGTAATGTCTAACTCAATTGATTATGAATGCTGGTATGCAGGTATCGGAGAAAATGATTTTGAGTCTGGTAAACGTATCTCCAAACAACCATATGCGGGTGTATTATTTACATCACAGAACGCATCTACATGGTCAGCGGATCAGAATAAAGATCTGAAATTTAAGATGAATCGTGCTAAATTTGACAATAAGAAACCTGATGGTACTGATAATAAAGGCACACTTATATTACAAGAATCAACTTTACCTGTAGTAAGATTACGTAACAATCCTATTAGAACTAAAGTAGGTTCTACTAATATTCGTGTATTCCAAAAGAATCATCACTTTATGGATTTGAAGAACAATTCAATATCGTATGTAACAATTTCTGGTATAACAGGAACAGTTAATGGTATACCTAATGCAGAGTTAAATGGACAACATCAGGTATTTAATGTAGAACAAGATTCATATGAAATTGGACTTAACTCAAATTCTACTATAACTACAAATGCAACTTCATCAGGTATTTCTGGAGGGAATAATATATACGCAACAGAGAATGTGATGTTTAATACAGCTCATACAGCTGTCCAATCAATGAACTTCCCTGTTACTAAGTCTTCATGGGGAGTTAAGATGCTTGAAGGTGTCTCATTAGGTGATCAGACATCCGCTCCTTATCAAAATAGAGTAGAGCCATTCTCACCTATAGTTATAAATCGTAACTTTCATGTTGATAATCCAAAAGTAATTGCAGGTCCAGGAAATGGACCTTTACAACCGTCATTCACATTACAAGGGATATTATCCTCTGACTCTGATTATGTATCACCTATCATTGATCTAGAAAGATGTTCCCTTATTTGTGTTCAAAATCGTATTGATAATGTAACAGGTATCACTGAGACATTCGACCTTCAAGGTTTATGGGATAATTCGAAAACCTATGAGGTCGGTCAGATAGTAACCTTTAATGCTTCATCATATAAAGCAGTGGAGTCTCATACTGGTAAAGAACCATTATCTGTAGGTAATCTTGATGTTTGGGTTGCAGTTTCCAATGTCGGACTTCAGGTGTTTGAATTGCTGGTAGCCCCTATTTCTATAGTGGAGGAAGACGGAACTTCGAATGTAGAAGCTAGGAATCTTACTGTATTCGTTGATGATGTAGAGAGAACTGATTATGTATTAACGGAAGAAACAGCGAATGACGGACTAAGAATATTGACATTTAATTCACCCATTAACCCGACTAGTGGAGTAGTGAAGGTCGATGTTATATATCAACCGGGTCAAATATCTGGTAAAAATATAGTTCATGACTATGTGCCTGATACTAAGAATGGGGCATCGGGTCTTGCAAAATATCTAACTAAAAACATTCAATTAAAAGATATCGCTGATGAGATCAGAGTACTCCTTGATGTTAATAGACCATCAAATGCATTTGTCGATTTATACTATAGAACGTGTACTGATGGAACTGAGATTGATTCACGTGCATGGAGACTAGCTGAACCTGTAGATGACGATATCCCGTTTTCTGATAATACAGTAGATTTTAGAGAAGTCGAATATCAGATAACACCTGGTGATTTCTCAGTATTCGCTTTGAAAATAGTACTTAGGTCTTCTAACTCTTCTAGAGTACCTCAATGTAAAGATTTAAGAGCTATTGCGGTTAAGAAGTAAGAATATTATGACAATGATTCCTGTAAAAGGTAATAAGCATCTATTTAGAGATTCTGATTCTAATGCCATTATAAATATGGGTAATAACAAGAGTAGTGATAGAGCTTATCGTGCAGTTAAAGATAGAAATATGCGAATAGACAACGATATAGAAAACTTAAAGCAAGATATGGTTGAAATAAAAACTATGTTGATACAAATATTGGAGAAGTAGTAAATGTCAAAAGTAACAGTAAACACCACCCACACCTTCGAGGAATGGAGGGTCAAAACTAATGAGATTGGTTCTGGATTAGGAGACATTGCCTCACTTACTCAAAATGCCTTAATTGAATATACAACACCAATCTCTGGTATTAATGATATCACCTTTACAGGAACACCCGCGGCGTTTAAGGCAACTATTAACAACAAGGCAACACCAGTTCCTGTATATGAGATAACTATATCTTCCGCAGGAACTGGCTATGCCGTTAATGATACTATTAAGTTACTTGGATCATTAGTAGGTGGTGTTGATGACATTCATGATATTATAATTACAGTAACAGAAATAGGAATAAGTGGTGCTGTTTCTATGGTCACTTTCACGGGTACACCAACAACTGATCTTGTTAGTGAATTAAATTTGTTAAGATCAGAAGCTGGTGTGGAAGTTTTAACTACTACTATTAAAACTACTTCAGGCGCCATTAATGAACTTGATGCCCTTCAAGGTGATACTAATATTAAAGTATCTAAAGCAGCAAACTTACCCAAATCTACTTTCAGTACAATAACTGATGGTCTAAAACAAATTGATGATTTTCAAGGTAATAATACATTAACTACTACTGCCACTACTACTTCAGCTGCTATTAATGAGCATGAAACTGATATAGGCACTATGGTGTTTGCTACGTCTGTAGCTGATGGATCTACTGTCCCTGGAGCTCTCGTAATTGCCGCAGGTAATCATGTTGTTCTTGGATCTACTATTACATCAGGTCTTAATGCAACAAAAGCAAGAACTGATTTCTTATTAGATCAACTAGGGGGCAGCGTAGCTGCTGATTATAATGGTCCTGAAGTTACTGTCATATCAGCATTTAATGCACTCCATGGTTTATCCAATGCTGCGAGTTTAGATAATACATATCTAAAACGTTCTGGTATTAATAGTATGTTGGGCCAACTAAAGTTACATGAAAATGGTATTATCGCAGTCACGGATGTGACTACAACGGATGCCGCTGGGGTTGTTACAATCACACCGACATTTTGGCCATTAGTCTTCCATGCAGGATCCGCTACTAGTAATGAACGCATGCGGATTGAAACAAATGGTCGAATAGGTATAGGTAAATCATCTGGTATTAATTATAAACTTGATGTTGCGGGTGACATAGCGGGTACTAAATTAAGATATGGTATTGATGATACTGATGATAGATATTTAAGAATTACTGCAGGAACTGCTCAAACTGTAGTAAACGACACCACATTCTCAGGTGTAGGTACATTTAGTAAGGAACTGATTATAGGAACTGAGAAAGTATTTGATTCTACAATCACTACTGGTCATACAATCACTGAGTGGGTACAGGATGTAATAGGCGGGGCATTTACTGACAACTCACTTGTGGGTGGTATAACATCAACATATAGTGACAGTACGGGCAAAATTTCACTAAGTATTACTAATAATGCCCATAATCATATATCTGCTAATATCACGGATCTTAGTGAAAATGTACAAGATATTGTCGGGCTAATGGTAGCTACTGCAAATACTCAATCAGGTATCACTGTATCATATACTGACAATGATGCTTCTGCAGGTATACTATCATTTGCTGTAGCTAATCCAAAATTAAGTATCTCCGGTCATGCTACCGGAGATAGCGTAATGACAGATTTAGGTGATACTGATATAGATATCACCATAAAGGATGAAGTTATAGAAGATATGGTCGGGGCTATGGTTGCGGTTGATGCGAATGCTCCGGACACTGGTATCACTGTAACATATAATAGTAATGATACCACTGTTAACAATGTTGTTACTGAGGGAAGAGGTAAACTAAACTTTGAACTAACTGCCAATCCCGCTATTAAATTACTTGGAGATGTAACTTCAGTAACAGCTACAGACGATACGGTGGCTGCATCTGTTACATTAGATAATTTAAAATCAGAGACTTTTAGTATACATACTAAAGTTGCCGATAACTCACATAATCATACAGCTTCTAATATCAGTGATTTTGAGGATTCAGTTCAGCTGATTGGGAAGAGTCTGGTTGAGGGAGCGCAAGAGTCTGGTATATCTGTTTCATATATTCCTAAAGTGGTGTCTACTAATTCATCAACAGGTGTGGTTACAACCACCGAGGCATACTATGGATTTGATGTGAATGATCCTGTATTCACATTCAATGGAGCTTTTGTACTAGCCCCATATATTAAACTTCAAGATGGCACCCTCTTAACCCTGCCCGAAGGTGATATTGGCAAGATGTCAAACCTAGGCGATACCATATTTACGACTACTCTGAATACGAATATAATTGAAGAGACTCACCTTAAATATAACTCGAGTACACCAACA